CTTATTGCGGATGCCTTGCAATCCGGTGCGGCGTTGGATGCCGGCAGCCTGGCACAGATTCACGCGCTTATTGCGGATGCCTTGCAAAGCAGCACGGCGTTGGATGATGCCTTATATGAGCAATCGCATTTAATCGCATTGCATAATTTATTAAGTGCAACCGGCATTGATAGCGCAATTTTAAGCGACAACATCATTAACACTATCGCCAAAATGCATTTGTCGTTATTGATACCGGTATTGAAGGCGATAAATTTAATCCCAAAGATTTTTCCGGCATTGAAAACGCCGGGGAACACAACGACAATCAAACCGGCAAAAATAAAAATTGATTTAAAACCGGCAAAAATTAACCTAAAAAAGGAGCAATAAAATGGGTAAAGTGGTTTTTGATGCGGTGCTGGATGCGGCACTAAAAGACATTGCCGACAACGCAAACAAATTATTTATTTGCAGCGCTGAACCGGCAAATTATACCGAGGCAAGCAGCACATATTTACTTGCATCGGTTGACTTGACAACCGGCGACGGCAACGGCGATTACACAATTGCCAACGGCGACACATCCGGGCGTAAATTGACGGTTGCCGCGCAATCCGGTATCACCGTAACCAATACCGGAACGGCAACGCACATTGCTTTATGTGATAGCGTCAATTCAGCCGTTAAAGTGGTTACAACGTGCAATTCTCAAGTTGTAACCAGCGGCAACACAATTAACTTGCAAGCATTTGATTACGAAATAAACGATCCGGCATAATCATAATGCAAATTTTGAAAAATACAGTTGCAGAACAAAGCACGTGCGTGGTGCAATGTGACTTTTGCGACATTGACAATGCACCGATCACGCCGAAATCGGTTAGCTGGACGTTATTTGATAAGCAAAAAAACGTTATCAATAATCGGCAAAACGTGAGTATCACGCCGGCGCAAAGCGTTAAAATTGTTTTAACCGGCGACGATTTAAAGTATACAGACGGTGCGCACCGCATTTTGCAGATTAAAGCCGTTTATGATAGCAATTACGGCACCGATTTAACGCTAATTGATGAAGCACTAATTACAATCGAGGATTTAAAAACAATATAGAGGCATAAAATGAGTTGCGAAAATGACTTTGATCCTTGCGAAGAATTAAAAAAAATAAACGAACTGATCATTAACCGGGCGCAATCTGATATTGTCGAATATACCATTGCCGGGCGCACGGTAAAAAAAGACGATATGCGCAATTTATTGCGGTTGCGTGATGTGTTAAAAACCGAATGCGACAACCAAAAAGCGGCGGCGAAAATTGCCGGCGGTGAAGGCAATCCGCGCAAAATCAAAGTTAGGTTTATGTAATGGGCGCAATGCTTAATTTGCTAAAATTTTTCGGTTATTTGCCGCGCGAAAAAGCGCAGCCGGAAACAAAAGCGCACCGCAATTATGCCGGCGCAAATACCGGGCGTTTGTTTGCGACCTGGACGACAATGCCGCAAAGTGCAGATAATGAATTGCGCACAAATTTGCGCGCATTGCGGGCAAGATCGCGCGATATGGCAATCAATAACGATTATGCCAAAAAGTTTTTGCGCATGGTTGAAACAAACGTTGTGGGCAAAAATGGCATTATGATGCAATCGCAGGTTAAAAATGAGCGCGGCGAAGCGGATGAAGTTGCACGCCGGCGCATTGAAGAAAGTTGGGCGGAATGGATTCAGCGCGGCAATTGTGACGTAACCGGCAAATATAGTTTCCGCGATATTCAAAAATTAGTGATCAGCAGCGTTGCGCGCGATGGCGAAGTATTGATCCGTAAGGTGCGCGGATATGACAACGCTTGGGGATTTGCTTTGCAATTAATCGAAGCCGATCACCTGGATGAAAATTATAATGACGTATTGCGCAACGGCAACCGCGTTAAAATGGGCGTTGAGTTTGATCAATACAATAAACCAGTGGCTTATTGGATTTTTGAACATCATCCGGGCGATGCATTATTTACCGCGCAATACAATGACCGCATCCGCATCCCGGCGGATGAAATTTTGCATATATTTTTGCAAGAGCGCATTTCACAATCGCGCGGCGTGCCGTGGATGCACGCGGCATTAACGCGGTTGCAAATGCTGGGTGCGTATGAGGAAGCCGAATTGGTTGCCGCGCGCATCGGTGCCGCAAAAATGGGCTTTATTACAAGCGAAAAAGGTGATGAATATACCGGCGACGACACAGAAGACGGCAACACCGTGATGGAAGTTGAACCGGGCGTATTTGAGTATTTGCCGGCGGGGATGCGCGTTGATGCATTCGATCCGCAGCATCCGACAACCGCATTTGATGCATTTGTCAAAGCGTTATTGCGCGGCATCGCAAGCGGGTTAAATGTGTCATATCATTACCTTGCAAATGATTTGAGCGAAGCAAATTACAGCAGTTTGCGCGGCGGCGAAATAGATGTGCGAGATGCCTGGCGCGATTTGCAAAGTTTTATGATTGAGCATTTTTTAATTGACATTTTCAAAGATTGGTTGCGTATGGCTTTACTAACAAACGCAATAAATTTACCGCTTGCAAAATATAAAAAATTTTCCGCAGTGAAATTTCAGCCGCGGGGCTGGCAGTGGGTTGATCCCGAAAAAGATATTAGAGCGCGCGAAATAGCAATTGCACTTGGATTAGAAACGCGGGCGGATATTGCCGCCGAATTGGGCAAAGATTTTGACGAAACATTGCAGCAGCTTGCGCGGGAAAAAATGCAGGCGGAAAAATTAGGCATAAATATATCAGGCACTATAAAGGGAGATTAAAAAATGAAATTGCCGATGCTATTTAGGGAATTTGAAATTAGAGAAATAGACAAAGAGAAACGAACGGTTGATTTATCTTTTTCATCCGAAACGCCGGTTGAAAGATATTTTGGCTTTGAAATATTAGACCACAAACCGGGAAGCGTGCGTTTGGGGAGATTGCAAGGAAAGGCACCGTTATTATTAGACCATGACCGCACTCAACAAATTGGCGTTGTTGAGCGTGCGGAGATTGGGGCGGATAATAAAGGGCGTGCCGTGGTGCGGTTTTCTCAATCCGCAAAAGCACAGGAAATTTGGCAAGACGTTTTAGACGGCATCCGCACGCTTGTTAGCGTTGGGTATCGCATTCACGAAGTCATTTTAGAGAAAAAAAGCGATGCCGGCGATACTTACCGCGTGACCGATTGGGAGCCGTTGGAAATAAGCATTGTGAGCATACCGGCGGACGTCACCGTTGGTATTGGGCGCGATGCGAATAAAAAATATGATGCAAAAGTCATTGATTTAACTACAAACGAAAGGAGCGAAAGCATGAGCGACGAAAAACGCACAATGCAAGCACCGGGCGCAGACGTTACCGTCACCGCGCCGGAGAAACCGGAAATTAACGAAAGCGAATTGGAGCGCAATTTTCGGGAAAAAGAAGCCGCACGCGTTGCAGAAATTTTTGCAATCGGTGAGCAATTTAATATGCAAAGCGAAGCGCAAGAAGCCGTGCGCAAAGGCTGGGAAGTTGACCATTTCCGCAAATCCGTATTGCAAAAGCTGAAATCTGAAAAAAGCATTGATACAACCAGCAGCGAAATTGGCATGACCAAAAAAGAAATTGAACGTTATTCACTTTTGCGCGTGATTCAGGCACAAATCACCGGCGATTGGAGCAAAGCAGGGTTGGAATTGGAAGCATCGCGCGCGCTGGCAAAAAAACTTGGCGTTGAGCCGAAAGGCACAATGGTGCCGCATGATGTGTTGCTGAATATTGATAAATTTCGCCAAATCCAACAGCGCACGGTTAGCGTAGGGGGTAGCGGCGGAAATTTGGTTGGCACTGAGCATTTGGCATCAAATTTTATCGAACTATTGCGCAATAAAGCTGTTATTACGCGATTAGGTGCGCTCACGCTCACAGGATTGCGCGGCAATGTGAGCATCCCGAAGCAAACCGGCGCAGCAACCGCCGCGTGGATCGGTGAAGATGCCGAAGTCGCATTATCAGATCAAACATTTGGCAACCTGGCTTTGTCGCCAAAAACCATTTCCGCGCGCACGCGCATGACGCGGCAAATGATCTTGCAATCTGATCCGCAGATTGAAGGCATTATTATGAACGATTTAACGCGGCAGCTGGCACTTGGGTTAGACCTGGCGGCAATCAACGGCGACGGATTAAGTAACAATCCGGTTGGCATCCTTAATACGCCGGGCATCGGCAGTGTAACCGGCACCGGTTTGGATTGGGCGGGCGTTGTGGAACTGGAAACAGATGTTGCCGCATCAAACGCCGATGATCTTGAATCGATGTATTATTTAACCAACGCCGCCGTGCGCGGTTTGCTGAAAACGCGCAAAAAAGATGCTGGCAGCGGCATTTTTCTATGGGAAGGCAACGAAGTCAACGGCTATCCGGGCGAAGTATCCAACCAAGTGCCGGCGGCAACGTTGATTTTCGGTGCGTTTTCGCAAGTTGTGTTGGCGATGTGGGGCGGGCTTGACATTTTAGTCAATCCTTACGCCGAAAGCGGCAAAGGCAATGTAATTATTGATTCTTTCCAAAGTGCAGACGTGGGCATCAGACATGCGGCGGCATTTAGCGCGGCAACGTCTATTACTTAAAATTAATCGCTCACACGGACGACAACCGGCGGCGGCATTTTGGGAAAAATGCCGCCAATGGTTGGCTAAAAAAAATCAAAAAATAAGGAGCAAGAAAAATGGCAGCAAAAACCGTAAATATCAAAGTTTTGCGCAATTTTTTATACGACGGCGAAACCGTTAAGGCGGGGCAGGTGCTGGAAAATGTGCCTTACCATTTCGCCGCGGAAATGGTAGCAAACAATAAAGCGCAATTTGTGAGTGCGGCAAATAGCGAAACGCCGGTTGATCCGGTTGATCCGGTTGATCCGGCAGGGCAAAACAAAAGCAAGAAAAAATAAATGGCAAGCATACCGCAAAATTTTTTGGCTGACCTGGACGCAATATTCAATTCGCCGTTAGCGGTTGATGTGCAGCACATCAACGCCGGAAACGGCATAAATGAAACTTTGCGCGCGTTTTATGATACGGAGTATGAAATATTATTTGACAACCGGGGATTTTCAACCGGCATCGAAATAAGCAGTGAAACGCCGCAGATATTATTGCGCACAGCCGAAGCCGCAAACGTGCAAACCGATTCGCAATTTGTGATCGATGGTGAAACGTTTTACGTTTTCGATTTGCAGCCGGATTTGCACGGCGTGAAGCGCATATTATTAACGAAGGATGCAACAAAATGACGACCTGGCAATCAATTATCGTTGATCTATTATTTAACCTGGACGCGGTAAAGCCGGGAAAGGTGCATTTGTGGCGCGAAACGCCGATGCATGAATCAGAAGCGGAAGCAATTAACGTGCGCGACATTAGCAACGAAATCAACGATGAAGATGAAAATTTGCGCACGTTGATGATTGAAGTTGATTATGAAACGCACGGCGATAACGCCGTTATTGCGGTGCGCGATACCGTGCAAACGATACTTGACGGCATCCGGCAAATTGAATTTAAAAACGGCATCACCGGCGCACGTTTGATTAGCGTTGATATTGATCAGGAAAAAGCGGAGCGGATATATGTTAAAGCCACAATCACAATTGCAATAATATATTATTCGGAGCGTTGGCAATTATGAAAGAAAAAGACGTATCAAAAACGCCGGAAAAACCGGCAAAAACCGCGCGAAAATTTGTGCAAGTCGGTTATGTATCAATCGCCGTAAATGGCACCGAAATAAAATTTGGCGATGAAATTACCGGCGATCTATACGATCAATTGCCGGAAAATATTAAACCATGTTTTAAACAAAAATAAAGGAGCAAGAAAATGGCAACACGGCAAACAACCGATATAAAGCGCGGCAATTACCGCGTAATGTATCGCAATACCGCGGCATTTAGCGTGCCGGCGACAACCACGGATTGGAACACCTTAAAAACCAGCTTTACCGAGTTTGGCTATATCCGCCGCAATACTTTGGAAGTGAGCATTACCAAAGGCGACGTTGAAGAATTAGACAGCGGCAGCGAATTAACACTTGGTTACAACCTGGATGGCAAATTTGATTTGCTACAAACCGGTTCGGCGGAAATTGCAGAATATAATGGACTTGACGGGCAGGCGTTGGATTTTCTGTTTTTAGACGAAACCGTGAACCGCGCGTTTATCGTCAAAGACTCAATTGCAAACTTTTTTAATGACCTGGGCGGGCAAGGTGCTGATGTGATCCGGTGTGAATTTACAAAGAAAAACGCACCTTCAAAGGCAGCGATTACCGAAATGTTTGCAATCCCGACATCCTAATGATGCAAAAAAAAACATCCTTGCCGGTATCGTCACCGGCAAGGATTTAAAAACGTGGGAGCGATCAAATGAAATATTATTACAAAATTGGCTGGGTCACATATTATCAAGAAGAATTGACACTTAAAGCAGACAAACAAATTTTTGAAATGATAAAAAATGCAAGTGATCGATTCGGCGGCGATGAGCAATTGACAATCGGCAACGCATTAACGTTATTAGTAAAATACGAGATATTGCATCAATTTTTGCATATCATATTAAAGCCTAAAAAAGATTTTTGGTATTACGCAAACTTTTTGCGCGCCGGCGCAAAGTTTTTGACAACCGGAAAATGGCAGCCAATTTCATTTGAAAAATTAAGCAACAGCGAAACAAAGCAAATCATTGATGATTTTTTTTTATTGAATCAGTGGTTGGTGAATCAATTAAAAAATTGGCTAAACAATTTAATCGAGATGTTGCACCAGCAGCCAGCACCGAAAATTTAACAGATGAATTGCACGCCTGGATGGGCAACGACGAAGCAATTGAAATTAGCAAGCTGGCAAATTTGCGCACGTTTGAAGCGGTATTGGCAGCCGGTGACGCAAAAAATTTGATGATATATGAGCAATTAAAGGTATCGCAAGTTTACGCGCTTGCATATTACAATTTAAGGGCGCAAAATGGCAATTACCGTTGATGAACTGAAATATATTTTGACATTAGACGCAAAGCGGATGCGGGCGGAATTAGAGCGCATCGACAAAGAAGTTGGCGAATTGCGCAAAGAGGCAGAAACGCCGATGCGCGCAAAGTTTGATGTTTCCGGCTTTGCACAAACCGCCGCGCAATTAGGGCTTGCGATCAACGGCGTGCGATCTGTTTACCAGCTATTGCAACAACCGGTTGCGGCGGCAAATGCCGCATTTTTGGAGCAAGATAAATCAGTGCGAAAGCTGGAAGCCGCGGCAAAACTTACCGGCACATCTTTGGAATTTTTGCGCAACATTAGCGTGACAATCAAAGAGCAATTTCAATTAACCACACAGCAAGCCAATGAATTTGTGGTATCAGCTAACAAATTGACCAAAGCCGCCGGCGACATATCGCAGACGGAAGCCGTTTTAAAAAATCTGTTTGATATTGCCGCCGCGCAAGGTTTAACCGCATCGGAAGCATTATTGCGCTTTGAACAGGCAATTAAGGGGGTAGATGAAGGCACGGAAGCATTGTTTAGCGGTTTAAATCCTTCCGATTTATATGCCGAATATGCCGAACAGCTTGGAAAATCGGTTGCAAAAATGAACGACATGGAGAAAAAGCAAGCGATCATTAACCGCATTTTTGCAGACGGCGCAAAAGTGAGCGGCGAATATAGCAAATTTTTGGAAAGCGCCGCCGGGCAGCAAGAGCAATTGCGAAGCAGCGCAACGGCATTGCAGGCAGCATTTGGGCAAATTTTAAATGATTTTTTATTGCCGATTTTAAACGTTGTAACGCCGGTTGCGCGCGGTTTTGCAAACATGGATGAGGGGTTGCGCAATACCGCAATTGCGACAACCGCATTTTTGGCAATTGCCGTGCGCGTGCCGGCGGTATTAGGAGCGATCCGTGTTGGCATATTGGGTTTAACCGCATCAACCGGCATCGGCGCGCTAATTGCGTTATTGGGTGCAACGGCATCCGCTTACGCATTATTTGCCGACAATACAGACGATGCAACCGCCGAAATGATAAAAAATAAAGGGGAGTTTGAAAAATTAACGCGGGCGCTAATCGGCTATAATGCAAAAGCAAAATTGACCAACGATGAGCAAGCGCGCCGGCGTGATATTATCAAAGAGTTGAATGAAAAATATCCCGATTATTTAAAAAATATCAATCTTGAAACGGCGACAAACAACGAACTTTATGCCGCAATAAATGATGTGAACCGGGAATTAGAACGCCGCGTGCGGCAATTAGCCTTGCAAGATAAATTGACGGAACAAACCGAAAAAGCGGTTGCCGCACAACAACGGTATAATGCCGAACTTGAAAAGCTGGAGCAATTGCAATCCGAACTTGCGGAAGTGCAAGACGACGTAAAAGCGACAGAAAAATTTGGGCGCACAATCCGCGATCAGTTTGGCATTGTGTATAAAGAATTAGACGAAAACGGGCGGCGCGTGCGCGCGGCAACGCAACAGGCATTGCAAGAGGATTTGGCGGCGCAGCAACAAAGATTAAACGAAGCCAAAAAGGCGTTGGAATCGCAATTTGAATTGCTGCAAAAATTGCAATCGCAAATTGACGGCGTAAAAACAAAAGCGGAAAATGTGCAACGCACCACAACCGGGGGCACAACCAGCACCACAACCAGCACCACAACGACACAGGAAAACACAGAAAAAAATGTTACCGAATCGCGCAAAATTGAAACGTTAGATTTAAGCGTGCGCGACACAACCGAAAGCGCGGTGCAACGCAAAGTTGAAGAATTAGAAGCAATCCGGGAAGTGGAATTGGAGTTTAGCGAATTAGGATTTGCCGACCTGGAAACGCAATTTGAATTTCGCCGGCAATTGCTGGATGAGCAATTGCAGTATGCGGAAAAAACATTCGGCAAAGAAAGCGAAGCATATAAAACCGCCGCAGAAAAAAAATTGATATTAGAGAAAAATTTTCAAGAGCAACGCACCGAACTAATGAAAGCCGGTGCGGAAGCATCAATTAATTTGTTAGCGCAATTTTTTACTGCATTTCAGGGGCAAAGCCGGGCATTATTTGAGATCGGCAAAGCTGCATCAATTGCGCAAGCAATTGTAAATACATACGAGGGAGCCACAAAAGCATTGGCAGCTTATCCGCCACCGTTTGGCGGATTTGCCGCCGCCGCGACAATCGCGTTGGGATTTGCGCAAATTGAAAATATCCGCCGGCAATCGTATCAAATACCGGGCAAGGCAAAAGGCGGATATTTGACCGAAAGGGAAATTTACCGCGACAGATATTTAACGCCGCCGGGCGAAAGCGGCATTGTTGCGGTGCAAATCGGTGAATATATCGTTGATCGGCAAGCGACAAAAGAATTTTTACCGCTATTGCAAGCGATTTCACAACGCCGGTTGACAAAAACGCAAATACCGAAATTTGCAAGCGGGGGATTAGTAACAAACGTTGCAAATAGCAGCACGGCAACAACCGTAATTAATGACAATTTCGGCATTGATTCGCAGGTTTTGGCGGCAGCAGTAGAAGATGCTATTATTGCCGGAATTGAAAAATCACAATTGAGAATTACCGGGCAATTAACCGGCGAAGGCAGCGACCTAAAAGCGGCGATTGATAGGCTTGTTTCACTGCAAACGGGAATACAATAAATGCAGGTAATTATTGAAAACTGGACAGACGGCACGCAATACGATTTTACGCCGGCAATGGTTGGCAACGTTAGTTTTGGCGTTGAAATGCAAAGCGATGAATTTGGATTTTTAAAAGTAAATCCGGCGGAGTTAAAATTTAACCGCGCAAAATATCCCGGCTATACGCCGCAAAAATATGATTGGGTTTGGGTTTATCAGGGCGGGCAAACATTGTTTAAAGGGCAAGTTATCGCACGCCGTTACAGCTTGCGCAATCCCTTTGAAGGCATCACATTGCGCAGCGAACTATTTTTAATTTTACAAAAGTTTATCAACGTAAATAATTTTATCGGCACAATTAAACAATTGTTCACAATTTATAGCGATATTGACGATGTGCAAGGCATCGGCAGCGAAGCGCAAACGCTGATAAATCAAACGGTTTACAACGGCTGGACATATCCGGCAAACACACCGACCAATGATGCGCTGTATGACCTGGGCGTTTATTTGTGGGCGGGCTTTTCGATGGGCTTTTACATCCTGGACGGCATTCTATACATTTATTCACTGCAAAATTTTGCAATTGATCCGGCATTGCTGATTGATATTGAATATGATTCAACCGTTTACAGTGCCGAGCGCATCGGCTGGCAGCCTTCCGCAGGCGATTATCGCGGCACCGGCACTTTAAATTATAACTTTCAAAGCATTATTTTACCGACGCGCGGAGCCGGCGGCACGTTGTATTACAACCGCAATAAATTAATCACGCGTGAAGATTTGCAAGTCGGCAAAATGCTGACATATAACGGCGCGCCAATTGGGCGTGCGTTGAGCAAAAAATATCAAAACGGCGTATATAATTACACACTTGAAACCGATTACACAGGTGCGCCATGATCACGGTTAGTTTCAAAAAAAACGCAACGGCAACCGCGCAAAATTTCAATGCGGTTTATGTGGAACCGGAATACGAAACAGAAGATTACACTTTTGTTAATGCAAATGATGAACTTGTGCGGGTGATATTAACCGCACGCAAAATATTTAATGTGCGATTCGGCGTATTAACCGAGGCGGAGCAAGACTATTTGGCGGAACTTTACAAAGAGGAATTACCGCAATTTATTTATAATGGCACAACATATAACGTTATTGTGAAACGTGTAAATGCGAAATATCGCGGCGGCAGTATAACATTAATCAACAGCGTTGCGGAGTGACGGCATGAAAGGTTATTTGCAATTTTCACAATCTGAAAACGGATTTTACAGCGACGTTGGGCAATTGCGACCGGCAGCCGGTGCCGCATATATTGTAAAGCCTTATTTAGATGAGGATCGTTCCGGGTTAAAAAGCGTGATCGGATATTTTATTGATGTGCGCGCCGCAACGTTTGATTTGCACAATGCGTTTTTGAGTGCAGAAAAATGGTTTTTTCGCATCCGGTTTGATGGCATTACCGATACAATTAATTTAGGCTATCGATTTTATGCGGTGCAATACGACGCACTAATGACGCGCAACGGGCAATCATTAACCGAAATACGTATTACATTTTCGATACCAAAAAGCGAATTTGCGCAATATACAACACTTTCCGGCGGCGGTGCGGTGCCGCAAATCGAAGATATAAGTTTAATTATTTAAAGGGATTTTTAAATGGATTACAAATTGCAATTGACCGTTTTTGACAATTTTAATAATCAGGTTTTAACTGGTTTTTCTAACTATGTGCGCGCCGTAAATACCGAAAACAGCGCAACATATAACTTGGTTGAGGATGTGAATAATCCGGGGCTTTATTACGCAAATGCGGTGCCGGGCGGCATTTACAATATTGAGTTAGACGCGCAAAAAAATGGCAATTGGGCAATAAAAGTTAGCAATTATCGGCATCCCGTGCCGATTGGCGATATTACCGGCGACAAAATCGCCAATAACGCCGTGGGCGGGCAGCACATCGATCCGGCGGCGTTTGATACGGTGCAATTTGAGCGCAACGGCACAATTTACCGCATAAAGCAATCATTTATCGACAGCATCGCCGCCGGCGGGATTAATCCAGACGGCATAACGATTATCATTAACGCGCAAAACCAATTGGAAGTGAAAGACGGCGGCATCACCGGCGCAAAGATTGCAAACGGCGTGATCGACGCACAAAAATTGACGATAGAAGAAGACGGCAAATTGTTTATCGGCGATGCCAATGCCGGCGGCGTGATAGTTGACTATATCAACACCGGCAGCATTTACGACGGTGCCGTAACGTTGCCAAAGCTGGCGCAAGATGTGATTAATTATATAAATCAAAATGCCGGCAATCCGCCGGATGATATTACAATCGGATTAAACGCGCAAAACCAGTTGGAAGTGAAAAATAACGGCGTAATAGGCACAAAAATTAATATCGCCGGCACTTTTGAAGGGCAACAATTTGAAAAACAAGTGTTGATTCCGGGCTTTTTGGAAATAATAAAATTGAAGCAAAGTTTTTTAAATACAATATCCGGTATTGCTTTTTTTGCCGATGTGGTAAAGTTTGGCGCAGACAATACCGGCGCGCAATCATCATCACAGGCATTTCAAGATGCAATCGATTTTTTATATAATAATCACGGCGGCGGTATATTGGTAATTA